TGTCGGCGAGCCCTTCCAGCTTCTTTGCCTTCGTCATGCCAGGCCCGAGGTCCGGCTTCGACTCCGCCTTGGGCGCGGCCGGGGTGAGCGCTTCGGCCTTCTTCTTCGACTTCTGCGCGTTGTCGAAGTACAGGGTGGAATTCGACGTGTCGCCGATCTCCTTGTACGCCTCTCCCGCCTTCTGGAATGCGTCAGCGGCGGCCTTGTGGTTTTCGGCCGTGGGGTTGTCATTCGCCTTGAACATCTTGGCGAAAGCGTCGTCCCCGAGGTTCTGCGCCTCTTCCTTCTTCGCCTTGAAAGCCTTCGCCTTCTCGGCGTACTGCTTGGCGGCCGTCTCGTGCTTCTCGATCTCCTGCTGCACGAGCGGGCCGACCGGGAGACCGTTCGCCTTCTGGTGTTCGGCAAGCTCCTTGTACTTGTCGGCCGCGTACTTGTGCTGCTGCGCCTTCGACTTCAGTTCCGGCTCGGTCTTCTCCGGCTTGTTCTCGGCGAGCTGCGAGAGCTTCTGAGCCTCACCCACGAGGTCCAGAGCCTTCATCATCGCGGCCTGCTTCTTCTCCTTGGCCGCCTTCTGCTCCGCCTCCGCCTTGGCCTTCTCCTCGGCCGCCTTGGCGCGCTGCTCGGCCTCGTAAGCGGCCTTCGCCTTCTTCGACGCGGCCTCCGCCTGCTTGATCTGGTTGGCCTTCTTCGCCCACGCCTGCGCGCTGTTCTTCGAGTTCTCGGCGCCGGGGTCGCCCGCCTTCTTCTGCGCTACGAAGGCGTCGGCGTACTTCTTCGCGGCCACCTGAGCGTCGGCCAGGCTCTTCGACTTCTGCGCGATGATCGCGGCCTTCGTGGCGGCGTTCTTCTTCTCCTTGACCTGCTCCGGGGTGGGGACGGTCGGGGAGAGCGCGGAACCGCCGGTGTCCTTCATCGCGGCGGTGAGCCCGTACTTCGACTTGTCGGGCTTCTTGTAGTTGATCTTCCCGTCCACGATGGCCGGGGTCTTCGCGTGCGCGGCCTTCAGCTTTGCCGGGTTGTTCTCGCCGCCGGAGCGCGTCGGGACGAACTTCTTCTTGCCGCCCCCGGCGTCCACGAAGTGGCCATGGGTGACGGTGCCCGACTTCACGCCGTGCTTCCGGGCGATGCCGCCACCGAAGGCGCCGCGCGAGGGGATGGCCGGGTTGATGAGAATCCAGCCGTGCTTGTAGCGGAAGGCGAGCTGTCCGGCCGGGTTCTTCGCGAAGTCCAGGACGTTCGTGTAAACGCCTTCGTTGGCGTGCTGAGTGACACGGGCGCGGCCCCCGGCGTACGACGTCACCTTGTAGCGGGCCTTCCGGCGCCGCTCCGCCGCCGCACGCTGCGCAGCACGCACCACGTCCCGGGCGTGCGTACGCGCCGTCACCTTCGCATCCGGCGAAGGCACCGCACCCCGCTTCGCCACCTTCGAGCCGTCCGCGCCCGGCACGTCCACCTTCCGCAGGCGGGCCTGCTCCTTGCGCTGCTCCGCCTCCACATGCGCGATGACGCGGCGCTGCGTGTCCGACAGCTCCCGGCCCTCCTTGCGGTCGGCCAGAGCCTGCCGGTACGCCTTCGAGATCAGGCGCTCCCGCTCCTTCTTCGCCTGCTCAGAGGCGCGCTCCTTCGCCTTGACCTTCCGCTCCGCCTCCGTCTTCGCGTGCTTCTCAGCGGCAGCCTTCTTGTGCGCGGCCGTCGCCTGCTCACGCTGCTTCCGCTTCGCCTCCGCAGCGGCCTTCTTCGCAGGCTCGGCAGCCTTCCGCGCGCGCGACTCCTGCGCGTTCTTCAGCTTGTCCGCCTGAATCTGCTCGTACGTGCGGCCACCGGCCGCCTTGTGCTTGGCCTCCGCGTCCTTCAGCCACTGCGGCTTCTGCGCCGGGCCGACTTGCTTGCCGGACGAGTCGACGGGGATCCAGCCGTGCTTGTAGCCCACCGCGCCCGGGGGAAGGCCCTTCGGCTTCTCGCCGTCCTTCCGCGTGGCCTTCTTCTTGTCCTCGGGGGCCTGCGCGAGCAGGACATCCGACTCCACGAGCGTCAGGTTCGTGTACGCCTGCTCGGCCCGCCGGAGCGCCGGGTAGTCGCCACCGAGAGGCAGGCGCAGCTTCCAGTCCCCGCGCGTGACCACCAGCGTGGTGAAAGTGACCGGGGTGGACGGGACCATGCCGGGCAGGGAGGCGCCTTCCGGCTGGAAGGTGAGGGTGACGTGTGGCGTCCACCCGTGCTCGCTCTTCGTCCGGCCCACGTAGTCCTTCAGCCGGTCCAGGCCGGGCACGTCGACAGGGCACCACACGGCGCGCTTCCCGTCCTTCGGGGGGAAGATGCCGAGACCTCCGAGGGTGCCGGACAGGGGGCTCATGTCCTGCGCAGCGGACCACGCCTGCCGGATCGCGTCGGCGAGCTGCGCGTCCGAGACGTCGTCTCCGAGGTACTTCAGGGTGACGTGCATGTCGTCGGCGGGGATGCCGCCGGGGACCGGGTTCAGGGTGCCTTCGGGGACCTCCAGCGCGATCATTCCCTGGCCGGGGCTGATGTCCGCGTTGGCGAGGTCGATGCCCTGCGCCGGGTTGGCGTGGTCGCTCTTGTTGGGGGTGGCGCGTGCCGTGGCCTTGGCCTTCTCCCACTGCGCGAGGGCAGCGGCAGCCTTCGCCTTCGTGTCGGCGTTTACACCGCCGCCTCCGGCAGCCCACTTCTTCACGGTGCCGATGGCGATCTGGATCGCCTGAGACTTCGGCTTGCCGTTCCGCATGAGCGCGCGCGCGATCTCGCGGATGTAGCCGGGCAGCTCAACACCGGGAGTGTTGAACAGATCCTTCTTCCCGAGCGGGGCCTGTGATCCCACTGCCCGACTCCTTCCGTGTAAACGACAGTGCGCGGGGTCAGCGGGTAGCGATGTTGAACGGGGTCAGCTTCGTGGTCGAACCCGTCTCGTGGGTCACCTGAAGCGTGGTCCCGTACAGCGCCACCGGGAACGGGCCGAACACCTTCACCTCGTTGATGCCGACCGACGCGGTCAGGTCCGCCACGGCGAGACCGTCCACCACAGCGGACGTCACGAAGGTGATCGTCTTCGCAGCGGCGCCACCCACCGCGAGGACGTAGGTGTTGCCGTCGTTCAGGAAGTTGTTCCCGTTCGCTACGTCGGCGGCCACCCCGGGCCCCAGGGACGAACCGGCGCGCGCGGTGTGCGACTTGACGGGAAGGTTGGTGCTCGGCATATCAGCTGCTCCTTCGGTGGAAGCCGGAGGCCGCATCCGAGCGGCGCACCGTCAGGCTGTCGTCGACCATCTTCGCACCCTCGAAGGGAGGGCCAGGCACACACCGGCAGTGGAGGTGCACCGAACCGGGGTAGCCGATGACCGGCGGAACGAGGGCGTTGAAGTTCCGGTGGTCGGCGGCCCGGCACTCCTCCGACGTCCGGTCGTCCATCTTCGCGTACCAGCCGAGAAGGTCCCCGTACTTGCCGCGCGCCCAGTCGACTCGCCGGGCCATCGTCTTGCGCCGGTCGTTCGCCTTCAGGTGCGCCTTCCAGAACGAGAGTTCACGCTTCAGGGCGAGCTTCTTGTCCGGCGCGGCGGCGATCCGCTTCAGCGCCCGGATGATGAACGCGGCGCGGTACCGGAGATTCGCCTTCTCGGTGATGCTGAGCGCGGTCGGCTTCGCCGGTACCACCGTGGCACCCCGGAACGCCTTCAGCGCGCTCTTACCGAGGGCTTGAAGGAACTGGAGCACGAGCCCGGCCGGGACCAGGAGAACGGCGCTCAGGGCTTTCGCGGTCACGTCGGCCGCTGCGCCTACCGCGAGGATCGCGAGGATCGCTTCGACCATCTCGCCGTCGTCTTCGGGCGGCTGCTGCTTCTGCTCGGGGGCTGTCGTCACTTTGTCACCCCTCCGCTACTTCGCGGCTTCGACGGTCTTCTTCTGGACGGCCTTCGCGGCTACGCCGACCTTCGCCGCGACACCGGCAACCTGCTTTGCGTTCTTCGCGGCCGGGGATCCCTTCGGGGGCACGGCGCCGCCCTGAGCGATGGCCGCCTTCTGGCCTTCGATCCCCTGCCGCTGCGCCTCCATGGCCATCTCCGCCTTCTGCTCGGCGACTTCGGCGGCCTTCTCCATGGCGTCCCGGAGCTTGTCCGTGTCCATCTCCAGGTAGTTCGCCGTCTTCATGGCCAGTTCTTCCACGAACTCGAACGGCAGTACCGACTGACCGTTCGAGAGACCCTGAAGCAGGGTGATGCAGCGGTCCACGTCGCCGTCGGCCAGGGGCTCGAACTCGAACCGGGGGAACTTCGCGGTCCGGCCGTAGTTGTAGACGACCAGGTCTCCGAGGACGTTGTGCGTGATGCTCTCGGCCAGCTCGGTGC